CCTTGTGCATCATACATTGACGCAATCACACGTTCTATCACACCCAGTTTCTTGACCTTGGCTGGACTCGACAACCAAATTGGCATGCTAAAAGTCAATGTGGCAACGTCAATAGGATTTTCTGTGCCAATAGGAATAGTTCTGCTGGTCCATGCAGTTCTATCCAGATACATCACACTCAGGCTGGTCCAGTCAATGTAGTTGTCAGTGCTTTGAATTTCTAAACTGGGATTGAACAGTGTAAGGATCTGCTCTAGCAACTGCAACTTTTGATTGGTATTTGATGTCCAGATATCCAATTGTATTGTGAGCTTGAATGGCACAGGCATCAAGCGTTCCACTGTGAATGCACTGCCTTGTGTGGTTTCGTAGGTTTCTGTTGCTGAATCATAAGTGCGTTGACGCACATTGATCTTGCTCACAAAGTAAGGCTCTTGCATGCGACTTTGTTCATAGTCCAAACCAGTGATATAAAATGTCATTAGTGGTGTTGAAGGCAAACTGTTGCGTGAGTTTTCTTGTATGATGGTTTGCGCATTGCGACTAGCATCACCATAGCGCACAGGCACACGCAACAGCGTGGCAGCGTTTACTCCGTCGTTTTCATTGGCATACTCTACTTGAAAGCCTGAAAAGATTCTTGTGAACTGCAACAAGAATCTGCGTATTTGTTCATCGTAAAAAAATTGCTGAATTTTAATTCTCCTGGTTAGGTGCCAGGCGGTAAGAACCCACCTTGGTCACCGTTGTCTGCACGTGGTTTAAGTATCTCGCTCAGGCTCTGACGACTTGGAATGTTGCCCAAGTCTTTGGTGTTTACTGTGGCTGTGTTATTTACGAAGCCACTGCGCAGTGTTTTATTTGTTGGACCGTTGTTGAGATCTGTTCTTACTTTTTCGTCAACTTTGACCCATCGCAATCCGTCATATCGAAACAAGCGATTGGGTTTGTAGTCTAATCGCAGTATATACGCCCCCACCACAGGATTAGGCGGAAAGTTCACTGCAGATGTGACCGGAAGTCCGTTGGGCGCAACACCACCACCAGTAAGATAACCAGCTGCGTAGCCTTCGCTGGTTGGCGTGGTATTCATGCCACCTTGTGTGCCATCCACTGTGACATTGCCATCAGTGCTGAGACTTGTGGGATTGCCTGGTTCTCCTGTTGGCGTAGTAGACTCAAGATAGAACACAGTATTATCATACCCTGACAACGGAACTTCTGCATCTGCTTGAGCCAAGATAGCATCATTGATTTCGTAGTCTTTGTTACGGGTTCCCTGTATGTCGCTGATAGTGGCAGGATCATATGATGCCCAAAAATCTGTATTGGTGATGTCTGTGCCAGCAGGCACATTGCCTTGTGCTTGGTAATAAGTGTTGCCGTAATTGACAATGGTATTTGAAGGATAAAAATTACCTGGATCCCAGATGTTTTCTTGCACAAGGGGCTTGTTGGTAATGGTGTTGAACTCTTGCTGGTCCTTCATTGGTGTGCATTTCACACGCCACAAGTGGGGCAACCAAGTTACTGAAAATCCTTCACTGGCGAAGTCTGCGTCTTGTATCACATAGTATCTGGGCAAGGCTCGGGGGATATTTTGATTCAGCGGATGGTAATCTTTCAAGTTGGGGATCTCAATAACATCACCGTTCATGAGTTTGCGACCAAATGTGTCAATCATGGTGTTGTAATGAAACGTCATGAATATGGTGTCGTTGTTGAGGAACAGGCCAAACTGTGTTAGGTCAAAGTCCACATCTTGTGTGTTGTAAACACCGCGCATGATATACACATCAGGATCATAAATTCTATCACGGTTCTCTAACAACAGCAAGTCCTGAATGTTCAGCACATCCACTGTTTCGTATGTGGGCTGAGTGGCATCAAAATTTCCACTTAGTGCTGAGTCATCGCCACCCGATTGTGGACCCATGTATTTGTGAATGTAGATATCCAATCCGCCCACAGTGTACATTTCACGTATGGTGCGGTCCAAAAATTGATAGTCTCTGGTGCGGTTGGGGCGGTATAGGGATAAGCGTGGCATGTTATATTTATAGCACTTTGGGTTTACATTTGCTGGGGTTGACCAATAATTGCCAAAATGCTATAATATGGACTTAACAACAAAGGAGCCAACAATGAGTGATTTAGTTACAGATTTGCACAGTGAGATGATTAACAGTGTAGCACCAAATTACAATATCAATTATGAAGCAGAGGCTCTTGCTAGTTTTGAAGCCTCAGGCGATGACTTGATGGAAGCACTTGAGACTCGGGCTACAGACTTTATTGCAGAGACAACTGGGGCAGATGTGCGTGAGGACTTGGGTGGGCTCACTGTATTTTTCCGTGGTAATACTTTGGTTGCATTTTATGATTACGAGCAATTTAAAGGGCATGTGTTCTAAAACCCTGAGCCCGCAAGGGCTTTGGGTTGACCAATAATTGCCATTCTGCTATAATTACATATAATTTAAGGAGCCCACATGAACGCAACACGAGCCGCTGTCCGGCCAATGAACCCTCGCAGTCCTGATACCAAATACACAGGACTAGAACCCACATGGCGTGTGCAACCCACAGACGATCGCACCAGCCAACTCAGTGCTGCCTTTTCGTGGTATAACTATTTTTATGGCAAGAAAGATGCTCGCGAAATGCTGGTAGCATACTTGGAGCATCATGGACGCAAAGCAGATGTCCGTGCCCTCAAAGGAGTGCCAGATTCAGCAGTTCGTTTGACCACGGCATGGTTGTGCCGCATGAGCATGGTGGGACTGGAACTCACAGACACTGAGCAAGTGAGACTAGAAGGTTACATACAAGAAATTCTAAAAGCCCGCGAACCCGAAGTAGCAGTGGTAGAAGCCGTACCTGTGGTGGTCAAGCCCAACATTCAAGATCGCCTGCGTGAAAAGGTATCAGAATGTGCTGGCGAATTGGACGGCATGTTTGATGAGTTTGTTGTAAACGGCGCCAAGATGAGTGCAGACTACAAGCCTATCACAGTTATACGTGGCTTAAATGTAGCACCGCAAATGATTTCGGACATTGCCAACTTGTGGAAACACAAACTTGCAGAATTTGAAACTGTGATCGAGGGCAAGGACGCACAATTGGTTGAGGGCTATAGCCACCTAAGCAAGATTCAAATGCGCAATCTTGTGAAGTTTTGTGAAGCGGTCATAAATGACTGTGGTGCGTATGTGCAGATCAAGAAAGTAGAACGCAAGCCACGCAAGGTCAAGTCAGTGCCACCTGAGAAACGTGCCGCAAAATTCAAAGTGCTCATGGACTTTGCCGAGCTCAAGCTCAAAGGGCTTCCTGCCGCAAGTCTTGTGGACAAGGCCGAAGCCTGGTTGTATGACACCAAAAAGCGCAAGTTGATACACCTTGTGGCTGACAGCCACACACAGGCATTCACTGTGAAAAGCAACAGCATCATTGGTTTCAGCACCATTGAGACCATGCAGAAAACTGTGCGCAAGCCAGCAGATGTTGTGAAAGCAGTGCAAGCCGCAGGCAAGCCAGCGGCACGTAAGATCTACAAGGACTTGACTACTACAGAAACCCCGTTTAACGGGCGCGGCACAGAGAATTTGATGGTGCTCAAGGCCTGGTAAGTAATGAATGCCACAAGATACCAGATATGTATTAGACAAGGTTGAATTTTACATCACGAATGTTTGCAATTTAAATTGTGATCAGTGCAATCGATTCAATGATTATAAATTTGCCGGCTGGCAACGATGGAGCGACTACGAAGCAGTTCACCGTCGGTGGGCTGACCTCATTGACATCAAGCAAATAGTAATCCTTGGCGGTGAACCCTTGTTGAATCCTTCTATAAATGAATGGATTAGAGGACTGTCAGACACATGGAAAAGACCAGTGCAAGTGTTAACCAACGGCACACGCTTAAATCACACACCTGGATTGTATGAATCACTGCTGTCTTGGCACACTGATCCCGCAGTATTCAAACACTGGGTTGGTATCAGTGTTCACAACAAAGAAGACTTGGATTTTTATATACAAGAAGCCAAAAAATTTCTTTGTGAACCTATTCAGATATTCACCAACAAACAAGAAACTGATGAAGAAAAATCAACACTTGGCGCTGATTTGGCACTCCTGGACGTGAATGGGGTCAGGGTGTGTTTTTGGATTCAAGACAATTTTTACAATGCTGCTGTTACCAAAAACAGCAACGGAGAGCTGACGTTGTTCAACAATGATCCAGAGATATCGCACAAGCACTGTGGATTTGTGCAATGGAAAAACTATCATTTTATCCGCGGCGCCTTGAACAAATGCGGACCTGCCCCGTTGTTTGCTGAGTTCGATCGTCAGCATCCATTGGCAATCAGCTCAGCTGATCGAGAACTGATCAATGCTTATCAGCCCTACACCGTAGATCAAGTGGAGCAACAGGGTGTTGATATTTTAAAAAACATTGACTCAGTATTGCCTCAGTGCAAGTTTTGCCCTGGTCCTAATGACATGAAATACCGGCAAATTCATGCTACTCTTAAAAATAAAACCATCCCCATAAATCAAATTAGAGCAAAAGAACTGCAGGAATCGCAATAAATACAGGAACCGGAGTTCCAGATGCCAGAACAGCAACAACAATCACTGCCCACACTAAAGCAAAACTTAATTGAATATGTCAAACTTCAATTGGGCGGCGACATCATTGACCTAGAACTAGATCCTTCACACTACGAAGCAGCCTATCAAAAAACCATTGGCACTTATCGCCAGCGAGCCAACAATGCCTATGAAGAAAGCTACAGTTTTATGCAGTTGGTCACAGATGTCAACATCTACGAGCTGCCCCAAGAAGTCATTAGTGTGCGCCAAATCTTCCGTAGAACTTTTGGCGATAGCTCAGGACCGTTTGCATCAAACTTTGATCCATTTGCACAAGCGTCAATCAACGTTTACCTCATGAACTTCAATGTGGCGGGCGGCCTTGCTACCTATGACTTCTACAGTCAGTATATTGAATTGGCTGGACGCATGTTTGGTGCATACATGAACTACACATGGAATCCTGTCACAAAGAAATTGCAACTGATTCGTGATCCCAAAGGGTCAGGCGAAACTGTGTTGCTGTGGAGTTATAACTTAAAACCCGAATTTAACTTGTTGAATGACTTTCAAATCAGTCAGTGGATACGAGACTACATGGTGGCCAATTGCAAAATGATCATTGGCGAGGCACGTGAGAAATTTGGCACCATAGCTGGACCACAAGGTGGCGGTAGTCTAAACGGTGCTGCCATGAAGTCAGAAGCACAGACCCAAATGGATGGCCTAATTGAGCAACTCAAAATGTATGTGGATGGGTCACAACCACTTACATTTGTTATTGGCTAAACTGCTCGTACTTTCTTTTAAATTTCATGCTATAATGCGGTATGGACTTAATGATCGACATTGAAGGTTTGGCCACTGGCCCTGAAGCAACAATACTGACCATTGCGGCTCAGGCATTTGATCCGCTGGGCACAGGTTACTACGAACACAAATACTATGCTCGAGTAGATCTTGAAAGCCAAGAGAATCGTACCATTGAACAAGGTACCATCAACTGGTGGGCCACACAAGGAGCTGCACAAGACGAAGCCTTTGCAGAAGATGGCCGCATTCCGCTAGACCAAGCACTAGACGAACTTCATAAGTTATGCTGGAAATGCAATCGTATCTGGATGAACGGTCCCA